GCCGGATTGCCAGGTTGCTCCGCTGCCTTAGCTAAGGCTTCGCTTGTTTATTATATAGCGCATCTAACGTGCTTAGTCAATAAAAGAAAAGGGCGCCGAAGCGCCCTTGTAATCCGTTAGATAGCCGATCAGCCAATGAGAACTGCGCGGCCCGCAAATTTAGAGTTAGAGGACAGAACTACGTTACCTGAGGCGTCAATGACTTCCCCGACTTCTACAGTCTGGCCAGTGCTGTCTTTGATGCTCAGAACGATATCCTGGGTGGCCCCTAGGCCGTGAGTAGCTGCGGCAACGGTGAAGGTGAATGGGGCTTCTGCGCCGACCCAGTCAGTGCTGTCGTTGAAAGATGCGGCAAACTTCTTGTTCATGCCGGCAAGGGCGTTTACGCCGTTAATCTGGTACTGAGCACCATTCGGGATGTTGATATTGCCAGAACCGTCGACCTGGACATAGCTTTCATCAATGCCATCAAGGACGTTTACGCCGTCGATCTGGAATTCTGCGCCAGCCGGAATATTAATATTCCCAGTCTCGTCGATAGTGGCGCCTGAGTTTTTGATCATGCGGCCAGAAGTGCCTTCGAAGCGGGCAATAGCCATGTCAGTTGAAGCGTTGCCATCAGAAGTCACTGCGTCTGTAATATTGGCCTGGAGGACGAAGTACTGAGCCGCAGTATTGGCACCATCGTCTGCAGCTACAAGAGCATCGCCTACTTCCAGGTGGCCCAGACCGACGATATCGCCAGCGACAGTTACGCGCCAGAAGTCACCGGACAGGATGGCGCCAGCAGTGCCATTGCCGTCAGTCGGGAGATTGCCAGAGCTAGCGTCGAACGCGCCGACCAGATCGCCGATAGATGCGATAGCAGACTGCACGCTAGAGATACTGTCGTCTACATACTGCTTGATAATGTCAGCAGTGGCAAGCTGATAATCAGTGCCGGTGTCGATACTGTCGGCCATTGCAGTAGGATCGAAATCCTCGACTTCGATGTTTGAAATCGAGTTGCCCACGTCATTTGCATCGAAAGTTTTGTTGGTCAGGTAGTTGACAGAATCTTCAGTCAGATAGTCGGTGCCTGCATCTGCCAGGAAAGCGACGCCATCGGTGCCTACTTTAATCAGACCTTCAGTACCTCTGCCATCAAAAGTAGCGATAGTTCTGTCGGCGCCGCCTGAGACGAGCAGCTCACCAGGATTGGTGGCAGCAGTTGCACGGGTTACGGCTTCGGACAGATTACCACCGGTGGCCAGAGCTACGACTTCAGTACCATCATAGTACTTGAGCTGTTTGTCAGCAGTGTTGTACCAGAAACGACCTTCCTTTAGGTCACCACCAGTAGGATCGATTGCTACTGGATCGATTACAGCATTCTGCAGTTTATTCAGAAGAAGATCGAGGTCAAAACGATAGGGTCTACCAGACATTTTAAAGTCTCCTTGGTTAAATTATCGGCAAATTACACGGCCGCTAGTGGCCGGTGCAATGCTTACACGTAAAGAGTTAAGTCCTAAATAAGTAACTTTGGCGTCACACGCAATGTTGCTGCTGTCCAGGATCAAAACAGTAGGATATCTATTAAGATTATGAGTGACTATAACAGTCTCCGCATCTGTGAACAGCTGCTCGTAAGAGCCTATATTAGCCAGATATGCAAAAAAATCAGATAGCGTGCCGGAGTTACCAGCATCTAACCAAAGCTCGTACGCAGATTTCCCGTCTGCACCCTGCATGGCTATTAAAAATTCTTCCGGAGTACCTGTGTTCCCGGCTTCTAGCCATATTTCATAATTAGATTTTCCATCTTCGCCTACAAGGCTGTTGATAAAATCCTGCTCAGTGCCAGAATTACCAAGCTCAAGCCATATTTGATATGCAGAGGCGCCGTCTTTGCCGGCAGGTCCGACTAAGCTATCAAGGAAATCTTCCACAGTGCCTTCGTTTCCGGCACTCAGCCATATTTCATACGCCGACTTACCCATACCGCCTCCTGTGGCCATTGTGCTAAAAATATCATATAAACTAACGGTGCTTTTTAAAGGTTCCTGCTTTTTAGAAAAAGCTTTTATGAAAGCCCTAGGGGCTCCTGGCACTGCACTAGGGCAGGATTTCCCGTCGAAGCCTTGATATACATATACGTCTGGCCTTTTTTCAACTGACGCCATGCTACTCACCCTTTATCCTAATGCTGCCAAACGGCCCACAATCCAAGCCGCTACCATCTATTCCTATGTTTATGCCGCAAGAATTAGTTTCGCTACTGCAGTATCCCTGTGTGGGATCCGCTTCTCTGGCCCTGGAGAATCTTATGTCTCTTAGCGGCGTGCTATTCATAATAGATATAGCCCAACGATAGGAAAAAGAAAAGCTCGTAGTAACAGCCACTTCGACGAGCTTAGTATCCACGTCAGCTTGCACTGGCCGTTCTTCTAGGATTTCTCCGACTGCGAAATAATGCATTCTGAAATCTAAAAATTTTTGCTTGAAAGACTCCAGCAAAACAAACACGAGACTTGCCAAGTGCTCGGCCTCGAGGCCTTCTTCGGATGCACAGTTTATCAGCATACTTCCGCGTATTAAATCTGCGTGTTCTTCGGCACCAGTATTCAGATTCATGCTGGCCAGATTATTTATCGACAAGTTAGAATAACCCATACGCCCACGGGTCAAGTATATCATAGGCTTAAACGTCTGGACTTCTTTAGGTATCTCCAGCCTGTCTGATATATGTAAACGTGTCGAGGCAGGATCGTCATCAAACTTAAATGGCCCATCGTTCTGCCTGAATAACTCTCTTAGAATTATTAGGTAAATATCCTTCACAAAAGACGTGATGATATACCTGTGCGAGGTGACCAGGTCAACAAACGCCTGGCTATTCGTGTCAGTATTAGGCACACCTGAAATATTATTTATCTCACCGGCCATAGCTATTCTTTCCTTCTCAGAAGCTCGAACAACACAGATGTCCGTTCCTCTTCTTTTAAAGTCACAATTTGCTTGATGATATGTCTGCGCCGCTCGATATTAGTTACGTCGGCAGCAAGTACCCACATTCTATTTAGCCGAGTATCCGCTACGACGTCCCCGGGCTTAAGTATAGGAAAGTTTCCTATCATTGCGCGATTAGCAGAGTTTACCATATTGCCGCTGTCGGTAATCCCCATGCTTTTTACATCTACGCTAAAATTAACGAACACGTCAACGGCCTTATAATAGCCCCCGTCGTAAGTGGTCCCGTAGCAATTAACGCAATTAGTCTTAGTGCTGCGCTTTTTAATAGGATCGTAGCATTCGACGCAGCGCTGCCCGCCTTCTTTTCGAAGCCATATTTTGCACTGCACGCCATTGCCGAATCTTGGATTTTCTAAAGTAATCTTGGTGCGCCGTATCAGCTCTAAGGCCTCTATGCTCGGAGGATGTTCTGTCATGACAGACTCTGAGTGCCAGGTCTCGCCGCTTGCCCTGTGAGTAATGCGCATCCGCACATAGTAGCTCTTCCATAGCTTAAAAATAGCCACGTTAGAGTCTACGTAATACCGTTCTTTGGGAGTTACTTTTGCCAGAAATTCGAACCCATCATGTGGCGCCTCGCTTTTCTCTAAGGCAAATTCAAAGTCTGCAAAGCTGCTAATCGTAGGTTCAAATTCCCACGAAATAGCAAACTGTGAACGACTTAAAGGTAGAACAGTCAGCGCTTTTACTTCTATTTTATCCATTTGAATGTAGTAACCGGGGCTTTCGCCCCGGTCTTACTCACTGTTTAACTGAAGTATTTATTGACTACTTCTGAGGCTGTTTTTTCCAGAGCCCTGGCGCTTGCCTGCTTATCCTGCATGGCTTGCTGCGCGTCTGGGTAGCCGGACACGGGCTGTGAAGGCGGGAACTGCTGGGGCATTCCGCCGCCCATCATCATATTCGGATCCATGCCACCCATCATGCTAGGATCCATACCCATCATATTCGGATCCATTGGCATTCCGCCGTACATGCCAGACAGTGCGGCTTCCTGATCCAGATTCATGAGTGCGTTGTTAATGCCCAGGATAGCATTGGCGTCGATACCCATGTTCTGCATCTGTTCATGATCTTTCATTTTGCTGGCAGCCATGGCACCGACAGTGGCGCCGATAGCAGCAGCAATCATCTGGCCTTTGCCACCTGCGCCGCCTAGTTGCGCCAGTCCGGTAGCAGCACCAGCACCCATAAGACCACCGAGACCTTCCGGGGCGTAGCCGGCAATTGAGCTGGCCGCGCCACCGAGCATGTCCATAATACCTGCTTGCTTCACGATATTCTTAATGCGAGTTTTGTTCGCCATATAAGGCTCCTTAGATTTTTATCGACCCATCTCTGTAGAAATGAGCGAGAAGATAGTTGCTGGAAAAGCTGCCGTTGGCTGCTTCCATGTTTTTAGACTCTTTGAACTTGGTGGACAAGCTAAGAAAATTATTTAGCATCTCCTGTCCCCAGGCCCGGTACAAGTCAGTCTTCTCAGATACTGGCCCTGACGTGTTTCCGTCACTTACACTGAAATGATTCCTGGCTTGCAGGATACCTCCGCTGAAGAGCGTATACGCGCAGCTGCCGATGACCAGCAATGTGGGAACCGGGAAGTTCACTAGATTGTACTTAGTAAGATGCCCAACACACGCATTAAAAATTTCTAACGCCATAAGTATCGCTTGCGAGATACTCTCGTTAAGAAATTCTTCTGTGCCAGGCTGTAGGTAATTTAGCTCCGCGTAGTCAAGCAAGTAATTTCTAACAAGCCTGATGTATACGTTTAGCTTTTCTAGCTCTTGCTCAGACAGCTGAGATATCATGCTTAGCCTCGGTTATTTGGTTTCGGCCTTGGAATCTTCTTTTACGGGCTCTGCCTTGGGGGCTTCGGCTTTAGCAGCTGCCTGTTTGGCTTTTGGGGCTTCGGCCTTGGGGGCTTCCGCGATTACTTCCGGCTTCTGCGGCTCAACTTTGGCAGCAGGGGCTTTTACTTCAGCTGCTTTGGCTTCGGCTGCCACGGCTTTCTTTGCAGAAATCTTGCGTTCAGCGTCAGTCTTTTTGGTGAGGACACCTTTTTTGACCATGGCGTCGAGCATGGCGTTTTCTTCCATGAGTTGTTCTACTTCACCGAGTCTTTTGGAAAAAACAACGGTGTTCTTTTCGGCGAGCTTTACGCTCAGGTTAGCGCGTTCATCAACAAGACCATACCAGAATTTAGGCATACTTTTCTCCTATCAAGTTTTAGTTAAAAACCGACCCCATTAAGTATAATAGGGTCGGTTTCTGAAATCAATTAAAAAGAGAACCGACGCTGTTACGGGGCCTTCTTAATATTGATCTTGGCAACAGACTTGGTGTTGATGAGACCAACGCCGATGTATTCCCAGATCTTGTACTTCAGGAATTCGGCACGGGTTTCGATCCACAGTTTGGTGTCAGTCAGGGCATAGAATTTGCCCAGGAATTCCGGTGCTGTGAAGAACCAGATTTCATTGTGAGGGACCAGGTCAGTCTTGTTGGTGATGAAGACGCGCTTGCCGTGCAGGCTTTCTTCAGTCAGACCCTGGAACAGGACGTCGTAAGCCTTGTCGCCAAATTCAGGAGTACCGTTGCCCATCAGGTCATTCCAGCAGGAGCGATTCATAAGTACAGAAGCACACTGCAGTTGATCGCCTGATTCGAGCAGGTTGTAGCCGGTAGTCAGAACACGGGCGTTGAGGTAAGGCTCGGTGGTGACGACATCGAAGGTTTTGCCAGTATGGGCAACCATGCCGTTAAGCTGATCGATAAAAGTCTTGTCTTCGACTTTTTCTACGGCCATAAGGGCATTTTTTTCGATGATTTTGGTGATCGGCATTGAGTAGGAAAGCAGGTCGCCTTCTGAAATTTCATACTCTTTAGAGGCGATCTTGTGGAACTTAATGCCCACGCTTTCGCCTCTGATGTATTCGTTGTCAGATTCTGCGTTGAACGGCAGAGAGACGGCTTCTGCGTCACGTTCAAGGTCGATTACCTTCTGGATGCCAGGGCGGCCACCCTCACGAGAAGGAACGCGGTCGCATTCTTCTTTGGTGATGGGTTCCGGCGGAAGGATCTTGCGCAGGAAAGACGACTCACGAATTTTATCGCGAATGTAAAGGTCACTGGCGTTGGCCACTTTAACCTGGGTCGCGGGATCCTGTGATCTCATGGCTTTAAGGAAAAGCTCATTGATCATGCTGTCGGTGATATCATAGGTAGGCATAGTGTGTTGATTCCCCCTCTTGTGGTATTGGTCTTATTTAAAGAGACCAGAAAGTACCAGATGGCCATCAGCATGATCAGCCGGGCCAATTACTACGTGAGCGACCACGACGTTCGGGCCTGCAGCTGCACCGAATTTGAGAACGCCATCGACGTCCTTTTTAACGGTGAGATTGGCGCCGGAGACCATCAGCGGCTCGTCAGCAGCAACGAACATGTCGGTTTCGAATTCGATCGGGCCTTCCAGGACTACGGTTTTGCCAGTAGTCATGGTGTCAAATCTGCCGGCTTCTGAGAACAGAGGCTTGGCCAGATTTACATAAGCTGCGTCCGAACTGAAAATTTCCGGAACGCCATACTGCTCTTCGCCGCCTACGATTTCCACCGGAACGACGAGCGAGCCATCAGGGAGATTAATCCCAGTTTCAAGATCGGCGAGTTTTACGCCGCGATACTCAACATGCTTGGTTCTGCGTTCTTTAAGCATGGGTTCCTCCTGTTAAATTAATGTGACCAAAACATCCAGCAGGGGGTTCCTGCTAGTGCTGTTGCCTGAATTGTTTGAAGCCGCCAGGGCCTCACCGAGTTTAAGAACTGCCTCAGTTTTACCGAGCTCCAGTGCCTTTTCAACCACATCCATGTCCTGGGATGCGAGCTTGGAAGTCCGCTCGTCAATGTCCCTTCGCACGTCGTCGCCAACAATAAGCCGGGTAGCGATAGCTCTTGCACGAGCGGTCTTCTGCATTTCTGCAAGCTTATTGCGCAGGTCCTGGGCTTCGGCTTCAGCGTCAAGGCGTTTCTTATCGGCAGCCTCGCTTTGCTTAGCGGCCAGTTTAAGAATCTTAGCAATTTCCTTTTTGCTGACAGTCATTACGCCACTCCTGTTTTAGATTAGCGGGCGAGGGGATTGATGCCCATAGACATGAGATAATTATATGCCTGGGCTACTTTCACGCGTTCGGCCTGCTCAAGGATTCTTGCGGCGGCCTGTTTTTCAACGACTTCGTCTGAAAGAACGTCTACGGTGACGTCGTAACCAACCTGGGCCAGTTTGAAGAGCATGACTGCATCTTCGGAAGAAAGCTTGGCCATGGCTGATTTGATTTCGCCAGGGGTCAGCGGAGTTTCTTCACCGCCGGCAGACTGGGGAGCATAACCCTGCATCGGGTCGGTCGGACCTTTAACGCCCATGCTGGCGTCGGTCACATTGGTTTCGGTAATGTTTTTGGCAGCGTCAGCCTGTGCGTTGGTAGCAACAGTGCCCGGCTCTGCTTTGGGGCTGGCAGTCATGTCTTTGTCAAGACCATATACGCCGGTGCCGTCAACAGCTACCTTCATGATTTCTTTTGCGAGCTTGGTATAGTCAATTTTCACGGATTTCGCTCCTGCGTTTTTGGTATTATCCAGCTCTGCCAAAGCAGCAGCTACGATATCTTCTGCCTGAGATGCTGATTTTTCTTCTTCGCCCTCAGACTCTTCACCGTCTTTGGATTCTTCAGAAGAGCCTTCTTCGCTGCCCTCGCCGTCCTTCTTTTCTTCCTCTTTTTCCTCTTCTTCTTTTTCCATTTCTTCGGCAAATTTAAGAAGGGTATCGGTAAGAACGTTCATTTTGGAAGTTGAACCAGAAGCGGAAGCAGTTTTGACGTTGCTCTTTGCCTTCAGATTCAGGATATCCTGAATGATGGTATTTGATGCTGTCATCACTCTAAACTCCTTTTCAGAAATTTTATAGCTAGCTGACGTAAATTAGTCAACATGGCGTACTAAAAATTAAATCACACCTAATGGTATAGAATATAATTGTTTCAAAGTCAAGGAAGCTGACGCTTGCTTTGCACGAATTAACGGCTCTATGTATAAGTCACGTGCTAGAGCTTTCTGGGCCAGTATATCTTCGGCGCCGCTCTGGTCAGAAGATAATGCGTTTGCGGCAATGTGTGTGCCTGCGCTAAGCAGCGGCAGCAGTGTCAGGCTGTCAGAAGATAGGGCTTTACCTATCAGAAAAGAGAGCATGGAGGCTCTAGATATTTCTTTCAGAAGTTCCGGAGTTATGACGCTATTCAGGGCGCCCATGTCTTCTTCCAGGCTAACACGATTTAGTGCGTTGTCAGCAGCAGAAGTTCCCATGGCGGCTCGCAGCGCCATTGTATGTGCATCCATGTTTGCAATCTTGACACGAGTGCCGGCCGGACCAAGATCCGTCAACACGCAAGCACTGCACTCAAAATATACGTTATTGTCCAATACTGACTTGGCCAGTTTTTCCAAGCCGGCCTGCACAAACAGCATAGCCTGCACTTCATTAGGCCTAAAATATGCGCAGCTGCTTTTAATAGAGTCACACAGCCCGGCAGCTGTTTTAGTCTGCAAGGCAATATCTCTGAGCACAGACATGGGCCTATTCTCCAGAGAGTCTATTAAGCTGTAGTGTGTCTGTGCAGTCTTAGCCATCTCAGCGCGCAAGCTAGACGGCGTAACCAAGCTTCGGAACCCACGCATTGGATCCGAAACGCTTGCTGTTTTTTTAGCACCAAATATCTTGGCAAGTATGCAGGCAGTCTTGTCGGCCGGCACTATGACTATAGAAATATCAAAAAAATCCGGGTTTGGATTTAATAGATAAACTTTACGACCGTCGGGAAAGACAAAATTAAGGCCAGTCTTGGTGACGTGCGTACAGTAGTCTTTTGGGGACGGTGCCTTGTTGCCACAAATAGAGCAAACGTCAAATGGCACGCGGCAGCCCATTGAGAGATTAACGAGTTCGTCGTTTTCTAACTTTTTTACAGTGTCTTTCGGCAGCTTTGTTGTGTCATGCTCTACGACTAGCTCTACTCTGTTCATGCGAGGATTATACGCAGAGAACAGTATCCGGCCGTATCCCTTGGTCGGATCTTTGTTTATGTGATGCATGAACGGCGTGCCATTAAGAAAGCTACCGTGATTGCTGATCAACTCATCTCGTTCAAAATAGTCCCCGTTCACGTTAGAAGACCAGTATTCCCCAGCACCCAGTGCGTTGCACAGGGAGTAGTGCATGTTGTCTTCCGGCACTAACTTTCTTATAAAGTCCAGAACTTCCGGAGGCCACTCACTGGCGGCAGCATGTTTTATCAAGCTGCCGCCAGCAGTCCTTATCGGGTACAGCGATTTTCGAACGCTATCTTCTGATGAGTAATCTAATAGCTTATCCATTTTTTAATCTACGCTGGAGCCTACGCCTTTGATCAGCAGATTCATGATATCGGTCTTCTGCTTGTTGGCAGAGCCTTCGATGTCAAGAATAGACTTAAGAGTCGGGAAGTCCACACCCTGCATGTTATATTCGGCCATATTTTTGATAAACTGGCCAGCTACTAATGGATTGCGAGTCATTGACGGCGAATACTGACTCATGAGAGTCCAGTAGTCGTCGACCTTGTTTGGATCTATTTCCTGAAGTTCCGGAAATCTGTGAAACATTTCTTTGTATGCTTCTTGAGAACGCTTGTGGTCCATGTACTGATTATACATTATTGAACCCAGCGCACCGGCGCCAAGTCCGTAAAGCACCGACTGCAACCCAGGGCGCACGATGTTCTTAAGAATACCCCCGGCCTGGTCAGCCAAGGCCGCACGTTTTTCGCGAAATCTAGTAGCTATTTCCTTGTGGTTCATATTTCCTCCGAATGATGCGCCCTTGAACATAGGCTTTTTATTCAAAATATTTTGATAACTTGCACGCTGCTGCTGCGTCATTCCCAAGCTGTTGTTTAGTTGCATGGGAGACATGGCAGGAATAGTCCCTCCGTTAGAGACCATATTTTTCACACCCTCAGTCCCGCCGGAATACAGAAAGTACGCGCTGAGAGGGGAGAACATGCTGAATCCCATATTAGCCCTCGATTAATTTCTTGTAAAAATCCAGCGCCGGCTGGCCGTTATCAATGGTGTAGGCGACGCTAGGCTGCGGAGTAGAGCTCTCTTCTGCAAGACCGTTGCAAGAGTTAAACGCCTCGATTTCATCGATCATTTTTCTATAATTAGAAATGTTGTCGATGAGTTTAATTATCGGCTCGTTAGTCACTACTTTGACGCCCCGGGCAGCGATAGAGGCATCATGTTCTGGGATAGTCGGCTTCTTGGCTTCTAGTAAAAGCTCTGCTGCATGTTTACTGTCCCTGCGCATCAAGTCTTCGGCAGCTTTAGAAAACACAGCATTGGCGATCTCAGATTTGTCAGTGCCGTCAAAACGCTGCCATAGCGTAAAAGGATTCTCAGTCATGGCGGCTTTCTTTATTAGACCGACGGCGGCCTTGAGGTCGTTGGCCATTTTAATTGTAGTTATCACATACTCAGCTTTAAGATCGTCGATGCGTTCTTGCAGCCTAAGCTTGCTTGCAATTTTTTCTCGATTTGACAGCGTGCGCTTGTGGCTGTCGAAAATATTTTCCTGCGTCCGAGCCACTTTAATAGTAAAGTTGCCGGTATCCGCGTTGCCCAAGTCGGCCAGGAACGTGGGAGCAGTTTCGTATTCTGGAGCGAATACTGAGCTGTCTTTCAGACTGGCGCTTTTCACAAAGTAATTGATATCTTTTTCGGATGCTACTTTCACAGGCTTGGGCTCACTTTTTAAATTTAAATCTGCCAGAACTTTGCCAGAATCCGCAAGCTCAAACTCAAAGCGTCTGTCAGAAGCCGCAGCCATCTTGCTCAGATAAGTGTCCAAATTAGCTGCTTCGCATACCCTGGATACTTGATTAGCATTGAGGCCGTGCTGCTTTGCAAGTTTGGCAACACTCTCGTTCAAGGGCGTGCCCTTTTCCACAAAAGCCGCAGCAGCTGTCTTGCCCAGCTCTTTGAATAGCTTGTCACTCATTTCAGTTTCTCCTGGTTAGATCTCTGATGCGCTTGCTTATCAAAACAGATATATTGAAAATAGAACTTTTAGTCAACTGGCTTAGTTAGTGTCAGCCACCCCGCATAAAATTCGCATAGAAAATAGCAGCCATCTTACCAATCATGCTAGCATGGAACGAGTCGTCGGGCAACACATGATCGTAATACATCGTGCCCGTTCTGGAAAAGTCTATGTAGACCGTCGTAAAATCATCACAAAAAGGTTTGAACTCATCCCACTTCGGGAATAAAACTTTTTGACCCTTGATCTCGTGAATAAACTCAGACATGCACCGAGTTCTATGAAATGTAATTTTAGAATCGTCGACTTCTGGATCCCATTTCATCTTTTCTTTTACGTTGCCCGAAGCATTAAACTCGATCATCGGTACGTCCCCGACCATGTCTTTTAGCTCGGCATTATGATAAAAGCCAGCTCCGTGGTCTACGCCGATAATATTCACTTTGTGGATCTTGGCTAGCTTGGCCACTTCATGCACTTGCTTTCGTGGGTCACTCTCGCGACCGACATACTTTTTCATCCAGATAATTTTATAAGTGCCGTTAGACTGAAGTCGACCCATCGTGGCCACAGTATAGCCCGTGGGCAGGAATCCCTTAGCGGCACCCATACTATCTTCGCCATGCCCCCAGTCCACACCCAAAGCCAGTATGCCCGGAACTTGCGCGCCCGTGGGGGGCAGTATATTGCTTTCCTGTGTGCAGGCGTTACGCAGGTCTAATTCTGACAACGGATTAGCTCCAACGTCAAAGGGCAACGCCAGGACTTCGTTATGAAACTGATATGTCGGGTAAGTATTATACTTATCCAGCATTTCTTCCCAGTCTACGTTAGGAGAAAGCAGCTGGGGCAGCCTAACACCAAATAATCTCTGCGCAGCTGGATCTGAGTTAGTAGCCACCCATTCTCCGTGAAAAGGCGGGCCAAGAATGCCGCTGCATTTTTTACATACTACGCCAGTTCTTCCAACATTTTCTATACCTAAAATGTTCCATTTGTTGCAGTGCTGGCATTTGATGATAAATTCATGCTTGGTGCTTTTTTGGTAAAGCTTGTTAAGTGTGTTGTTAAACGTCTTCGGTGTGCCGGCATACGATCTACGTCTAAGTTCTGGCTCACTACCGGACAAGACTTCGTCTATAATACCGACGTTATCCCAGATAATATCCTGGACTTCGTCTAATATGACTTTGTGTGCGGATATACCGCGAATTGAGTCGGCGCTTAAGTAAGCATATCTCAGAAAGCACTTAGAGTTATTAGCAAAGCTTTTATCGAAAACGTTAGACACGCTGTCGGAATCCATCATTAGGGCTTTAAATACCGGCGAGTATTTTATTACCGGCATGAGCTTGTCGGTTGAGAACGTGCGAGTCTGCTTTTCTCGGGGCGTCACGAATAACGTATTCGACCACGGAATTAGCAGCGCATCGATAAGTATTTCGTTGGCGAGTGTGGTCGACTTGCCCATCTGGCGGCCCATCATGTATACCGAGCTTCTCTGGGGCTTGTCGTATATAAGCCGGAACATTTCTCGCTTTTTAAAGCTGAACGGCTTGCCTTTAAGAGTGAATACTCTTTCTACTAAGTCAGACCTCCGCATTACACTATCTCCCGGGAACCATTCATGAAGTCGTCCATTGTGTAGCCAGTATCATGCGTCTCTAGCTTTAGCTCTTCCAGCAAGCTTCTAAGAACGTCGTTATCTGTGCCTTTTTTGTTCATCTTATCGAGCCTATCGCCTATCTTCATAACTGCGTAGGCTACTTCTTTTACTTCGCCGACAGTGGCTTTTCGCTCCGTCATTTCTTTATATTTCAGATAAATATCCGCCAGCATCTCTTCTAAGATTAACGAATAATTAAGCTTTAGCGACGCGCCGACAGATTTGGCAGCCGCTACCGGATTTCCAAATAAAAGCTTTTTGATATTAACTGATAACTGCACAGAAGGCAAGTCATCGACTGAACGTTTGATTTGCGCCGTAGTTAACTTTCTGACATCCCAGAAAGAATTTATTAGAAGTGCAAACGTGCTGACAGATATTTCTCGACAGAATTTGCTATTAAAAGATTCCGCTATCTTGTCTGGCGTCATAGTTGGGATAGTTGCCAGGACTAGTACAAATTCCCTGTATTTCTTGACTGACAAAATATCCCAGCACTCAACCCAGGCCTGATTATTGCTACCATCTTGATGGGCTAAGTACATGCTGGCTTCGTATTTGTCCGAAATGGCCGCCCGTTCTTCGTTGGATTGCGCTGCTGAGTAATCGGCCATATCCTGCTGCAATTCTGGAGTCATTATGTCCAATATAGTATCCAAGGCCATACTCCGGACTAACTGCAGCTGTCGCAAACATCCGATAATACGAGATGGGTCTCTGCCGCGGAGCAAAGACCCATAAACATAACGTCTGAATGGATAAGGAAACATTAGATCCCTTCCCGGAATACCGTCAGCTCCCTGATAAGATTATCCAGAGCTTCCATCGCGTTGCCCAGAGTCTCTGCGTCGACTATTTCGTTACCCAGTCTAACGCTGGCCATAAGCTTTGCCATGCTGGATAGCGCCTTTTTGTACACAGGCAGCTGTTCATAGAATTCAGCCGGAGTCTCATCATCAAGATACTCTAATGACAGCGCAGAGTCAACACTCTCTTCACTATCTAAATAAGTAGCGACTTTGACCCAGTTTACTTTAGCCAGTTTGCTGCGTGTACCTTTAGTCAGAATAGCACTGGCTTTCTTTTTCAACGGGATAAACACGATAGACTGTCCAACTTCTTTGGCTTCTGCGGCAGTCTTCTCTGCATCAGACTTTCTGACACCAAAGCTATCAAGATAATACGGGAGAGCGCGGCTATCGCAGACTATATTTTCGCTGGCAGCCTTGATTGCAAAAGTATCCCCGCCGCGAAAGATAATTTTCACAGGCTCGGTTTGAGATGCTATTTTATTAAAATACTCACGCTTGCTGCCGAGAATATTTTCATTGTGAATCGTGGCTACTTTGTACAGAATAGTATTCGGCGCCAGGTAAGTGGGCTTTACGTCTTTCGGAAGCAGCCCAGAAAAGTCGCCTGCGGTTTTTTCTTTGTCGAATTTGCTGAGAATAATGCCTACAAACATATCGCCAGACGACTTAGTCTTGCCAATAATGGCCTTACCAATTGGCAGATTTACGACTTTGTCGACAGTGATCGGCTCGAGATAATCGCTGCCTGAGTTGGGCATAATCTCTTCGCCGGAAATCAGATCGTCAGGGGACTTGCTTTCTAACGAATCGGTAATTTCACTTGCAGGCATTTTAGAAGGCACGCCTTCTTTGTCTGCTACGTCATGCAGCAGCCCGCCTTTGCCGAGACCCATGAGTGACTCGGGGCCTTTGACTTGCTTAATCTTAATGACCATAACAGGTGCCACGCTGTCGCCGGAACCACCCATAAAATTAAACATACCCGGGCCAGACACGCGTTTAAACATCTGATCCAAGATGCCTTTAATACCCCCCATGCCGAGGCTGGGGATGTTTTCGTCATCGTCAGAATCTAAATTAGCAAGGGCACAGGCGCTACCGGTTTTAATAAAGTCTACATACTGCTCTGGCATATGTCGCTTCACGAAAGCCTTTGCTTCAGAAAACGATGCGCTGATTTTCTCACGTTTCCCGGAGTTGTCAGTCACATAAATGCTGCCATTCAGAAAACTATCCCGTGTGACAAAAGCGCTTTTATACTTTCTCACGGGAGCCTGGAGTAACTCACTCACGACAGCATTAAAGTGCGGATTCTTGGCAGCGGCACTTTTGTAAAACTTATCTGATACAATAAGTTTGGCCAGGCTTGCCTTATCTTCATCGCTGATGACAGACGCCGTGATTACACGGGTATTTCGGTTGCCAGTGTAAGATGGGACTTCGTTCATCACAGGCTGCGAGTAAAAATCTATGCTGTCTTTATTGCTCATAGGATCTCCTAAGGAAACGTTACTGTTCACAAGGCTGGATATTAAATCAGAAGTGAGATACTGCCATTCGCCATTTATCATGGCTATATCAAATGGCTGTATTTTTTTACTTTTCACTATTACCGGGATCAGCAGGATCTGCCCACCGATATCCACGGTATAAGAGCCTTTAGCGTATAGCTTCTGCGGCTCAAACCTGTCAAGTGTCAGTCTGACCGGGAAGTTGGACAGCTCTGGGAATGACGCAAATAAAATCTTGTTCATCTCGCCAGTCCAAGTAGCAGTATCTTCCGGCAGCTCAACTTCGTAGCCTAAGTTATCAGGAGTGAAGAGCCTATCTAACATTTTAGTTTCCTCCAGGCTGTGCTGGTGGCGCTACCGGTGCGATAGGCTGGCCAAAACCAGGCAACTTTCCAATAGAATTGTCTGCGATGTTGCGCACTTTGTTGGCCAAATATCCGGCGCCCATCATAAGACCACCAGTTAATAGCGCAGGGCCGGCGTAACTGGCTAAGCTAGCCTGCTTAAGTCTGCAGTATTTTGCCATAGCCAGTTTGGTCACACGTTCAAAGTCGATTTGATTAAAATTCATTGCAGACTCCTTGGTTACTGAATTAACGCTGCCATTTTTGTAATTCTGATACATGGCGTTAGCGCCATATAGGCCGCCCATGCCCAACGCACCCCCGAGTAACAGCCTGCCATTTCCGTTAAACGGGCCTTTGCCGGGCTGGGTGGGCTGCCTCCTCATGGCATCGAAACTGTTATAAAAATGGTCATCGCTAGCCCCAGAAATAGTGCCGCCAACTCTATTCGGCATACCCGTCGGAGTGTTGCCCAGTATTTCCGGCGTGGCTGGATTTACGTTATTTAACGTGGACGACTGCGTGCCAGGATTTGCCGTGGGTTGGTTACCTGGTTTGCTGTTATTCTTCCCTTTAGCAGGCTTAGCCGCCGCCGGATTTGTTACTGATGCTGCCGACTGGGCTGAATTAGTCGTCGGCCCTGGTTGGGTTGGCGGAACATATCCCTGTATGCCTGAGTTAGGAGAATTAGCACCAGCGCCAGTCCATTTTGTGCCAGCAGAGTTCTGCGTCATAAAGCTGGGCCCGGATTTGGCACGCGCGCTATTCATGGCAGTAAGTCTACCACGCATACCGCCTGCAGCACCAGCTGCACCACCGAGCATACCGCCCATGAGTGCGCCAGATATACCACTGCCAATTCTGTTTCTAAACGAAGTAGGTATTTCCCTGCCAAGAATATCGTATTGCGTTTCTGGCATTATAAAGCCGCCAATACCGCCGACGCCAGCACCCAATGCCGCGCCCGGCATGGCGCCTTTCAGGCCTCGCTGAAAGAACTTCTGCCACTGCATGGGGTTCGGAGCTGCGTATTTTTCTAAATACTTATCAGAAATACTTAGGAAGTCATTCACGATGGCACCCCTTATTTGGTTCTGGCCAGGCCTGTTATGGCAGACACGATTGCTGACGATGGGCGTACTCTGGCAGCGCCTGCTTTATGCATATTCCCCATGTTATTGATAATATCTGGGTCTATAAAATCCATGCGAGGA